ATTATTTTAATTTACGTCATTAACTGCGTATATAAATATACGTATGGTACATAAAAGTCTAGACGGAAATTTAACTAAAAAAGCATACGCAAAAACCAAGTATACAGAAGCTCAGTTACTGGATCTAAAACAATGTGCTGATAAAAAAAATGGTTATTTGCAATTCATGAAAAATCATATGTGGATTCAACATCCTACTAAAGGTAGAATGAAATTTGAACCATTTGAGTATCAAGAGAGATTATTAGACACGTACAACAATAATAGATTTGCTATTGCCATGTGTGCAAGGCAAACTGGTAAAACAACCTGTGCGGCAGGATACCTGTTATGGTATGCTATGTTTCATCCGGACGTTTTAATATTGATTGCGGCACACAAATATCAAGGTGCTCAGGATATTATGCAACGTGTTAGATTTGCTTATGAAGAATCACCGGACTACATTAGATGTGGAGTAACAAGTTATAATAAAGGATCAATGGATTTTGATAATGGTTCTAGGATTATAGCACAAACTACAACTGAAACAACAGGTAGGGGTATGTCCATATCTTTAGTTTACATGGATGAGTTTGCATTTGTTGAACCACAACAAAAAGCTAGTGAGTTTTGGACTTCACTATCTCCAACATTGTCAACTGGTGGTAAGTGTATTATTACATCAACACCAAATAATGATGATGATGTATTTGCAGGACTATGGAGAAGTGCAAACAAAAAAGTTGATGAGTTTGGTCAACCTACTAGAGACGGTACAGGTATTAATGGCTTTAGAGCAATAGGTGTTCATTGGAGTGAACATCCAGACAGAGATGAACAATGGGCTAAAGATGAACGTGCTAGAATAGGTGAAGAAAGATTTAGACGTGAGCATGATTGTGAGTTTATTGCATTTGATGAAACACTAATTGATGGATTAAAATTAATTACGTTAGCAGGAAAAGATCCTTTATACAAAACAGGTCAAGTACGTTGGTATGAAAGACCTAAAAAAGGAAACACTTATGTTGTAGCCTTAGATCCTAGTTTAGGTACAGGAGGAGATTATTCAGCAATACAAGTTTTTAGTCTACCAGAATTTACACAAGTAGCTGAATGGCAACATAATAAAACAACAGTACAAGGACAAGTTAGAACACTACTAGGTATTTTAAAAGATTTAGATACTCAATTAAAAGAACAAGGAACACCACAACCAGAAATTTATTGGACTATAGAAAATAATACTTTAGGTGAAGCGGCTATTGTTGCTGTTGAAGAAATGGGTGAAGATAGATTTCCAGGTTTCTTTACACATGAACCTAGACGTGCTGGACAACAAAGACGTGATGTGCATAAACGTAAAGGACTTAATACAACACACAAAGCAAAATTATCAGCTTGTTCAAGATTAAAAAATTGGATTGAAACAGGTAAGTTACAACTACATAGTAGAAACTTAATTAGAGAGTTAAAAGTCTTTGTTGCAAAAGGAAATTCATTCTCAGCTAAATTAGGGGAAAATGATGATTTAGTATCTGCTAGTTTACTGTGTTGTAGATTAGTAGGAAATTTAGCAAAATACGATCCTATATTTGAACAAAGTTTAGGGCAACGAGATGATGAAGATGGTATTGGTAATGATGTACCCATGCCAATGATTATTTAGATAGATAAATAACAATATGGCAGTAGATTATAACATAGTAGCTGAAAAAATATTTCGTATTTTAAAAGGACGTGGTTATTCTGTACAATTATTTGATGCAGAAGATGGCAACGAAATTGTTGATCCACAAAAAGCAAGATTCTTTTATGTACAACAACCTAATTTAATGGTAAATTTAAGTATAGAAAATAGTGAAGTAAAGCTACATAAAGGCCCAGAATCTATAGATGAAGTAGCACCTACAGTGGATTCTTTAAAAAAATTAGCCAAAGATAACTTATTAGACTTTGATTTACGTGAATTTGGAAGGGAAATTAAGCCTAAAAATTACAGCTTTAGGTTAAATAACAATATGGAACAGATTAAAACAGAAGGCTATTCAGCCATTGCAGGCACGGTAAAAACTAGTACTCAAAAACTAGAAAATGCCAAGCTATTAATTAAACACAGATCTCCAGTGAATGAAGAAATTCCTGGTGCAAGATCAAGAAATATTTCAGCATTATACATTGAAAACGGCCAAGGTGAAAGATTTAAATATCCTTTCATTCACTTAAATGGTGCAAGAGCAATGACACGTCACGTACAAAATGGTGGTAACCTTTACGATGAAGTTGGTGAAAGTATTGTAAACATGAGTGAACAAATGAGTAAGATCAGAGAAGTATTAAATGTAATGAGACGTTCACCTGCAATACAAGAACAAGGTGGTTCTGTTTATAATTCTATGTTAACAAGACAAGATAGATTAAGAGAAACAATTAAAAAATTAACTACTATTGAAGGTTACAGAAATTATGTAGAAAACTTTGCTAGACACGAAAGCAAAGAATATGATCAAGAAACTTTAGGTAAGTTAAAAGAAAAATTTACAGTTAGTTCAATGGACAACAGAGTTGCTGAACTACTTCCAATGATACAAGAAATACATGATGAAGAAATTAATGACAATGCATCATTAAGAACTCGTATCGCAAAAGAATTAGAAAAAGGTGCAATAGATATGCATCCTAGATCAGCCGGACAGGCAGAGTATGCACCATCAAACATAATGAAGTTTAATGATAGTAAAGCTGAGTTGGCTTACAAAATTTCAGATTTAGCCGCAAGAGCTAAAAATGATGAAGTTTCTGTATTCTTAGCTAGAATGTCAGACAAGCTGACTGGTATTGATAAAGATCCAATGGTGCAAGATGATATTGCAACAATTAGATCAATTCTTGCAAAAGTAAAAGATCCAGAAGAACAAAAAGATGTAGCTAGTAATGAATCAGTAGACTTACCAGAAATATCAAAATTAGATGAAAGCTTCGATAGAATTTTAGGTATGTATTCAGACACAATGAATTTTGAAGATGAAGACACTTTAGCTAAAGCAAAAGACAAGTTTACTTACATTGGTAAAAATGTAAATCCAAAAGTAAGTTACAACAGTTGGTTAAAAGATATTAAAGCAAAAGAAATTGAAGATCCACAATTAAGAGATAGAATTCAAACCAAAGGTGCATTTGGTATATCAGGTGATAACCATGCTAAATGGTCACAAGAATATAAAACCTACAAAGCAGAAGCTGAAGGCGAAACAGAAGCACCAGTTGAAGCAAGTGATATTCCACAAGGAGACTTTTCAGAAAATGATGCGGCAGAATTAGAGCATGATTTTGAAGAGTACAGAGATGCAGTACAAGATTCAATTAAAACAGATGCTCACTATCAAGGAAAATCAAAAGAAGAAATTATTGATATGTTAAGAAAAGAAGCAGACTCAATTGGATATGCAGATGTATCAGACGGTGATAGACACCCATCAGAACCAGACTGGTTAAACAGAATTGCTGATGAAATGTCAAAAGAAGAAGCTTCACCAGAAACTGTTAATGCAGAAAATATGCAAGGTACAGATAAATTACCACATCATTCAGATGAATTAGCTAGAATGGTAGCATTATCAGGAATTAAATAAACCAAATCTTAGGAGAGTTTATGAAATTACCAAAGTTTAAAATGCCAAAAATGCCAAATGTTGGTAAAATGGCCAATGAAGCAAAAGGTAAAGTAACAGGCGCAGTATCAGGAGCAACTGATAAAGTAAAAGGCGCAGTATCAGGAACATCAAAAAAAGTTACTGGTGCAATTAAGAACTTAAATCCATTTAAAAAATAGATTGACTTCGGAGCAACAAAAAGGTATAATAAAGATTAATTAGTACTGAATCATGTTGGGGAATCTGTGTGTAATTCACTAGCTCTACCAGGAACCGTAAAGTCGGAGTGCCAACCAGTACAGTCCGCTGTCGAATGAAGGCCTGGGAAAGTCTAATTCTACAATGTAAAGTTAACAGTGGCAATACGGAAACGTAAATAAAACTGTTATGAGTACAACAAAAAAAACATTATTAATGATATTATACTACTCAGGCATTCTTGCCTTAAGTAGACTAATACCACATCCACCTAACTTCACACCAATTATAGCTATGGCTGTTTTTATGCCATATATGATTCGTGATGTTTATGTAGCTATGTTGATTCCATTAATGGCAATGTTTATATCTGATTTATATTTGGGTATGCATTCGTCAATGTTTTGGGTTTATGGAAGTATAATGTTATGTACACTATTAAGTGCATCAACATTAAAACAAAAATCCTTAAAACATTTAGCATCAGTATCAGTAGGATCGTCAGTAATGTTTTATGTAATAACAAATTTTGCTGTATGGTTAACTTCTACAATGTATCCAAAAACACTAGAAGGATTAGTTATGTGTTACACAATGGCTATTCCATTTTTTCAAAATACATTCGTGAGTACTATTTTATATGTTTCTGTATTATTTTTAATATATGAAACAGCTAAAAGGAGTTATTCATGGCTAAAAAGACAATACTTGTAATACTACTATTCTTTACATTGGGATTTATTTTTAATTCCGCAAACGCAGAAGAAACAAATAATTGGAATTCTGAATCTTTATATGAAAAAGATGGAACGCCGGTTGTTACTATAACAGTTTACGTATTAAGAGATCCTACATCAAAAACAACAGAATCAATGAGTGTAGATTACGTTGACAGTTATACAATACAAAATACAAACACACAAGACACAGTACAAGCAATTAAAAGAATTACTGGACTAACAGTTATACAATCAGGATCAACTGGACAACAAACATCAGTATTCATGAGAGGAACTAATTCTAATCATACAATGGTTGCAATAAATGGTGTCGCAATAAAAGATCACTCTACAACAGGTGGATTGCACGACATAGGTTCTGATTTTATCAAACACGTTACAGCAATACAAGTTGTAAAAGGTTCACAAGGAACACTATTTGGTGCAAATGCAGTTGGTGGTGTAATTAACTTTATTACTACAGGCAAACACGAAAATTCAATTTCAACAACTGTAGGATCTAACGATACAAAAAGTCTAACTTTAAAAGTACACAAATATATCAACAATCATTCTATTAGTTTTACAGCAGACGGAACAACATCTGATGGTATATCAGTTGCACCAACTGGAACTGAAAAAGACGGATTTGATGCAAATAACTTTACATTAGATACTGAAAGTAAATATGATGGTTTTGATTTAAGAACTACAATAATGAAACGAACTAGTGACGCTGACTTAGACAATGGCACATCAGATGATTTAGATTACACATCAAAAAGTGATATGAATCTTTATCAAGTTGGTAGCAAAATTGATAACTCATTAGGTTTTAGTAATTTTACATTCTCTAGAACAGAATACGATAGAGAATATGTTAATGGTACTGAAATTGATACATATGATTCTAATTCAAATACTTTTATTTTTACTAACACAATACAAAATGAAAATATTGATTTTACCCCAGGTATTGAATATGAAGAGTTTGACGGTAAATTTAATAACACAGGTTCATACACATCATCTGTAGACAAAGAAGGAAACAATGCATCTGTTTTTTTAAACAGTAATGTTAATGTTGGAGAAGACTTTTTATACTCAATAGGTATAAGACATGACAATCCAAGTTTGTTTGGCGACTACACAACTTATAGATTAGGTGGAGTATATACTGTAACAAATAACTTTAAATTAAAAAGTAATTACACAACAGCAGTAAAAACACCTACGTTATACGAACTGTACGGGGCAGACAGCTATGGTTATAGTGGTAATGCTAACTTACAGCCAGAAGAAGCACAAACAGTTGATATAGGGTTTGAATACAAGTTTAATAATCATTCGTTAGACTTTGTATACTTTAATACAGACTTAGATAATATGATCACATATGGCAGTAGTACATATTCCAATGCATCAGGCAAATCTAATAGACACGGTACTGAAGTAAAAACAACATCAGCAATAAATGAAAATGTATTTTTAAGAAATGGTTTAACTTGGACGATTGCACAAGACAGTAATGACAAACAAGTTGTAAGAAGACCAAGATGGCAATCATTTTCAGCAGTTGATTGGGTACAAGGTAAATCAACCAATTCACTTGAATATGTGTATATGGGAGAACACCTAGACATTGATTCATCAACTTATGCTACAATTACTAAACCAGCAGTAGGAATAACCAACTTTCATACCAAATATGAAGTAGCAAAAGATACTAATATTGTATTGTCTTTAAACAATGTAACAGACAAAACATATGAAAGACCAGACGGATACAACCAAGATGGGCGTAACTTCATGTTAACATTTAAAAAGAACTTTTAATCTTTTAGGTTGACATTTCCGTTATAAATAGATATACTAGTGTTTAATGTTAGTAATGATATTAGACACTATTATATACAAACATAGGCAAACATAGGCTAACATAGGCAAACAAAGGCTAACAAAGGCTAACATAGGCAAAAGGAGAAACAATATGGCAACTTTAGCAGAAATAAGAGCAAAGCTATCAGAACAAGAATCAAAACAAAAAGGTGGTAGCACAGTCGGGGATAATGCAATTTATCCATTCTGGAATATTCCAGAAGGCACAACATCAACACTAAGATTTTTACCAGACGGCAATAAAGATAATACGTTCTTTTGGCAAGAAAGAGCTATGATCAAATTACCATTTCCTGGTATTAAAGGTTCACAAGATACAAAACCTACTCTAGTACAAATTCCATGTATGGAGATGTTTAACGAACCTTGCCCAATTTTATCTGAAGTAAGGACTTGGTTTAAAGATCCTGCACTAGAAGATATGGGAAGAAAATATTGGAAAAAAAGAAGTTACATTTTCCAAGGTTATGTAGTTAATTCTACATTAGACGAACAAGAGACACCAGAAAATCCAATTAGACGTTTTGTGATTAATCCGTCAATCTTTAACATTATCAGATCAGCATTAATGAATCCTGATATGGAAGATCTACCAACTGATATAGAATCAGGTAGAGATTTTAAATTGACTAAAACACAAAAAGGTGGCTATGCAGATTATTCAACATCTACTTGGTCGTTTAAAGCAAGATCATTGAGTGAATCAGAAAGAGGTGCTATGAACCAATTTGGTTTGTTTAATCTTTCAGACTTTATGCCAAAGAAACCTTCAGCAGAAGAACTTGGTGTAATGCAAGAAATGTTTAAAGCATCTGTAGATGGTGAACTGTATGATCCAGATAGATTTGGTCAATACTATAAGCCAGCAGGTTTTAATTCTAGAGGTGGAAACACATCTAGCTCTGCTAGTACAACAACTACAGTTAACACAACTGTTCAAACTCCTGTTGCTACTACACCTGCCCAACCTGTACAAACAGAAGCAGTACAACCAGCAGTACAATCAGCAGTAGCTACTCCAGTAGCACCTGCACCTGCACAGGTAACTGTTAATGAAACAGTATCAGCAACGGCAACTGACACAGCTAAACCGGCCGCTGGAGTATCAGCAGACGACATTTTAGCAATGATCAGAAGTAGACAAGCTAACAAATAAAAGTTAAAATGTATTCAAGTGGAGAAGTATTAATTTATTTCTCCACAAGAATCAGCAAGGAGATATTATGGTAAGACCATTTGATGTAAGTAAATTTAGAACAAGTTTAACAAAAAGTATACAAGGAATCTCAACAGGTTTTGATTCTGATCCTACAGATTGGGTATCAACAGGAAACCACACTCTCAATTATTTGATTAGTGGAGATTTTGATAAAGGAATACCTCTAGGTAGGGTAACAATGTTGGCAGGTGAATCGGGCTCAGGTAAGAGTTTGATTGCATCAGGTAACCTTATTGCTAATGCACAAAAACAAGGAGTTTTTTGTATAGTGATGGATTCAGAAAATGCACTAGACGAAGCATGGTTAAATGCATTAGAAGTAGACACATCACCAGAAAAACTTTTAAGAATTAGTGTTGCAATGGTAGATGATGTTGCTAAAATTATTAGTGACTTTATTATAAATTATAAAAAAGATTACGAAGACAAACCAGCAGACGAAAGACCAAAAATTTTATTTGTGGTTGACAGTTTAGGTATGTTACTAACACCAACAGATAGAGATCAATTTCAAAAAGGTGAAATGAAAGGTGATTTAGGAAGAAAAGCTAAATCATTAACAGCACTAATAAGAAACACAGTAAACTTAATTGGTCCTTTGAACATTGGATTAGTTTGTACTAACCACACGTATGCATCACAAGATATGTTTGATCCAGATGATAAAATATCAGGTGGACAAGGCTTTGTTTATGCATCAAGTGTAGTAGTTGCTATGCGTAAACTAAAACTTAAAGAAGATGAAGATGGCAATAAAATAACTGATGTCATGGGAATACGAGCCGCTTGTAAAGTAATGAAAACTAGATTCAATAAACCTTTTGAAGGAGTACAAGTAAAAATTCCTTATGGGGCAGGAATGGATCCATATAGTGGTATGGTAGAACTTTTTGAGAAAAAAGGATTACTAGTAAAACAAGGCAACAGACTAAAATATATTGATAGAATGGGTAAAGAACATATACATTTTAGAAAACAATGGACAGGTGAAAATTTAGATTTAGTAATGGCTGAATTTAAAGAACCAACACCACCATCAAACAAAACAAAGGATGTAGAAAATGATGACACAGACGGAAATAGAGCTTCTAGTCGAGACATGGCAGAAACTGAGTAACTACGTTCCTGCAAAAGACAGGTTAGACGCCGCAAAAGCCTTTGTGCTATTGTTAGACGAGTATGGGTTAGATAATCAAGCTCAACAAGATTTTAAAGATGTTGATGATTACCTAGCTGATGCCATTGATATGCACTACATAGATACAGATGATGAAGATGAATATTCTGAAGATTATGGTAGTGACACAGAAAGTGAAGATTATTAATGGCAAAATGGTATAACATAGTTTCACAAAACTTGAGTAAACTTCCTGATTGTATTGACTATTTTGAAGATCAATTAGAAGAAGCTAGAATAGAAACTGGCATGAGAGGAAATATTGAAAAAAATGCTAGTAATGTTCCAGGAATTGTAGAACATAGGTTTAACCAATTACAAGAAATTGAAGCTATTTTAGAGTTTCTAAATATTAAACTACGACAAGTAAAAAGCAAGTACTATAGAACATATTTAGAAAATTACCAACGAGCTTTAACATCAAATGACGTAAAAAACTATATTGAAG